TAAGGCCGCATGGTCATCGATGGCGGCTTCGATTTCGGCAACGAGCTGGGCGGCGAGGTCGTCAGCAGGTTCGGTCATGTCGTTCCTACCGTAATCGGTGGCGGCGTCGGAATCTCGCGGTCGGTCGGTTTCCAAAGGTGCAAAGTGAACGGATGTTGATTGATGTATTCCGATTTCTTCGGATGGAGTTGCATCACCACATCTTCCTCATCCCAGCAGATATCTTTCACGAAGGCCATTTCCTTCCATGTCGGTGTCCGCTGCTGGCCGAGTCGCCCTTTGCCGCGATAGGCATGAACACTGACGTGCTCCCATTGAATGTCGCCATCGGCATCCGAGCAAATCAGCGTCAAGCGCCAGCCCGGCTCTGGCGAGTTGAGATGGAACGTGCCGTTGTTGCCATCGGCACTCGTCGTGCCGAGGATCGGGTGCGTGATGTCGCGTGCGTGCTCGGGAACATGGAAGGCCATAATAAGGGAATTATATACTTGACTCCCTTACCGATTTGAGCTATTCTTAGGTCATGGAAACAACAGCTCGCGAGCAACTGGTAGCCGGAATCGCCGCCCTGACGACTGACCAAATCCGTAATGCGGTGGCGGCCATCGGTGGCGGCCACGTCGATACCGAGAACCGAATGGTGCGCGCTTACCTCATCGAAGAACTCATCACCCGCGAAGGCGTCGAAGCTGGCGACGCCCTCATGGATTCGCTGGGGCTGTAGATGTCGAAAAGCACCATCTCCACGTTCCAACTGTTCGAGCGGTTTCCCGACAAGGAAGCCGCTCGCGTCTACCTGGAAGGCCGTCTGTGGCCTAACGGCGTCATCTGCCCGGTCTGCAAGGCCGGTGAACGGATCACCGTCAGGAAGGCCGGCTACTACCGCTGTAACGCCTGCCAGGAGGACTTCACCGTCCGAACGGGCACCGTCATGGAGCGCAGCCATATCCCCCTGCACAAGTGGCTGTACGCCATGTATCTGCTCGTCACGGCTCGCAAGGGGATCTCCAGCCTTCAACTGGCGAAGGAGATCGGCGTCACCCAGAAGACGGCATGGTTCCTGTTGCACCGTCTCCGCGAAGCGTGCGGCGGGCGGAACCTGCGGAAGCTGCGCGGCATCATCGAAATCGACGAAACATTCGTCGGCGGCCTGGAGGGCAACAAGCACGAAAACAAAAAGCTGCACGCGGGACGCGGGCCAGTCGGCAAAACGGCCGTGCTCGGCATGAAGGAACGCGGCGGCCGGATGCAGGTGCGGCCGTCCGGTCAAATGACGTTCGATGAAATCCACGGCGAGATTCACAACAACATCGAACCGGGCTCGCAGCTCTACACCGACGACAGCGCCATCTTCGAAGGGCTCGACGGCCTGTTCTTTCGGCACGACACCATCAACCACAGCATCGGGGAATACGCACGCGGCGCGGCGCACACGAACAGCATCGAAAGCGTGTGGGCGGTTCTGAAGCGCGGCCTGATGGGTGTCTACCATCAGGTGAGCCCGAAGCATCTGCCGCGCTACGTGGACGAGTTCACGTTCCGCCTGAACGAAGGTAACGTCAAGATCCACACACTCGACCGGCTCGACTCGTTCGTAGACGGCATGGCCGACAAGCGCCTGACCTACAAGGGGCTGATTCAATGAGCACCTACACCAAGTTGGAGCACTGGAACTACAGCGGCTTGCCGCCAGTCGAGCGGTACAACGCCGTTGTAGATCGCGCGAACGACTGTCTTCGTATTCTTCAGGACATCGCGAACCAGTGGGAGGGCGCGGAGTGGTGCGACGAGGCAGTCCGCTTTTTGGCCGCTGACGCTGGTCCACGGTGTACGGGCTGTGGAACACCGAAGCGCATATGCGATGACTGGAAGAGACAAGGCACTACAGCCTGCTGTCCGGACTGCAAGCATACGGCTGACAGATGCGATGGACGTTACCCGGTGCCACAAACAGCGCCGCCACGCGATGAGCCGTTCGATGTGACCTATCGGTGCGCTCTGCCCAAGGGCCACGACGGGCCACACGGCGCGACGTAATGACGCCGTGGCAGTGTGCCTGCGAGCGGTGGAACGCCGCTCACCACAGGAAATGTCGTAACTGCTGGAGATGGAAACGAACGCACATGACGACCAAGACGAAAGTACCGAAGCAACTCGACGCCATCGCTGATGTTGTTCTGGCCTACAAGCCGAAGGCGAAATCCAAGCCAGCGATACAGCGGAAGCGACGGGCCGCGAAGATTGCGAGAAAAGCCAATGAGTGAGCACCCTTACGTGCGCGCGGTGGCCGGCCATACGGCTGTCCATTACGGCAACGAGCGGGCGGTAGAGTGCGGGGCAGAACCGCCGTTCCGCTACTCGCATCGGCCGGAGGATGTGACGTGTCGGACGTGTCGCGGCTGGCTGCCCATCGTCGCTGGTGACGCGTGGGCTCCGAAGCCGGAGCCGGAATCGTAATTTACCATGCACGGGAGTCAAGTATATAATTCCCCATCTTTGCCGTTGGTGCCGCCCGTCATCCCACCCGTGTTGGCATATGAGTCGCCAAGGTTCAGCCATACGGTGCCGGTCGCTTTCAGCACCCGCCAGACGTCGCGAAAGACGGCCACGAGAGTCGTCACATAGTCGAGCGGCGACGCTTCCAGTCCGATTTGCTGAGGATGGCCGTAATCGCGCAATGCGAAGTACGGCGGCGAGGTGACGCAGCAATCAACGGTCTGCTGGCGCAAGGGCAGGAACCGCGCATCAGCGCGCAGCAGCATCGGTGCCCAGCGGTTTGACCAGCTCCCAAGCCGCACAGACCGCCCGATAGAAGGCTTCTGCGTTCACTTCGGCTGTGAATGTGCCATGCCCATCTGACAGTAAAAATGTCGGCGTCTGCGTGTACATGTCGTACCGCAATGCCTCAATCCGAAAGTCGTCACGGACCGGCACGTCCCCAGCTTGTTGGTGCCGAATCTCCACGGTTAACCGACTGCTCATGCGGCGTCAATCTCAGTGGGCCGCTTTTTCAGGCCGAGAGCGGTGAGTAGGCGCGGACTAGCCTTCCGTTTTCCTCGAAGCACTTGCGAGAGATACGCTTGCGTGATGCCGAGTTGATCGGCGAGTTCCCGTTGACTGCCCGCCAGTTTCACCTGTCGCGCCAGATACGCCAGGAATTGAATTTCCGTCATGGTCCGAGTATAGCAGATTGCTATTGACACGTTACAAGCACTTTGCTATTCTCTGTTCATGAGCATTCGAGAACGGGATCTGAGAGCGCACTTCCCGCCGCGTGTCAACGCCTTCGGGCGCCCCATCAAATCGCGCACATTCGGCACGCCGACGACGACCGACCCCGACGCCCGCTGCCACTGCGGCGAGCTCGTCATCGACCACTACTACATCCCGGCCGATGACCCGCACCGCGCCATTCACCGTCGGAGCTGCGCGCACACGAAGGCGTTTCGCTTACCGAAAGAAGGGCTGTGATGGAACGCGGCGCCGCTATCCGAAAACTCATGAAGGTGCTCGGCCCAAAAGCCTACTGGCGCATCAACAAAGGCATCTCGTCGCCTGAGCGTCGTCACACACAACAGTTGTCGTATCTCGATGCGCAATGGCAAGCCGCCATGTATGCGCGCGACCGCGATCTGATTCGTGAACGTCTGCTGAATGTGCCCGAGTATCTTGAGGTCAAGGCGGCATACGTCGCCGCCACGCAACGAAAGGAATCAGTCGGTTGCCAACCGTATTACCGCTTTGAAGTGGGCACCGCCGACAATCTCGGCGTGTTCAACGCGCTCCATCCCAAGGCCAGCGGCGATACATGGGAAGAGGTATTCGCGCAACTCGCAGCGAAGGAGGAGCGATGAGCCCGATGCTGTTCGATCCACATGACCTCCCGTCCGCCGATGATCCGAGCGAGAGCCTGGAAGAGACGGTCGAAAAACTCATGGCCGCGGTCGACCGCCACGTCATCCGCATGGACCGCATCCGCGAGGTGCTGAGCGATTTTTACAAAGCGCAACTCTCGGCGAGCAGCGTGCAAGCGGTCCTCGATCTCGCCGTTGAACTCGATCCGACGCTGATCAAGCACCTGACGCGGCACGATCCGCCCAGCACCATCGTCCGGCGCCATCTGGTGTGCGATGCGTGTCAGAACGGGTATCACGACGACCGGGGCATCGCCGATCCGTGGGAGCTGCCCGTTTGCGTGCATGGCTCCGACCACGGGGCGGTCCATTTGATGCGCGTCGCGTCGCTTGAACTGTTGCCGACGCCACCGGTCGCCGACGTCATCACGCCGGAATCGGCCTCTTTCTGATCATGGCCTTTCATGTGCCTGAGCACACGCGCGACGTCACGCATCCGATTCTCGGCACGACGAGCGCCGATGGCAACAACGGCGCGTTCCATCTCAATTCGCCTGAGCCGGGCTGGCGCTTGACGCTGATTTGCTCGGATGCCGATGGCGAGATTCGCTGGGAGCATGTCAGTGTCCATGCCTACCGCGGTAAAGGCCGACTCGGTCAGCAACGGACGCCGACGTGGAAGGAAATGGCCTTCGTGAAAGATATCTGCTGGGACGAGGAAGATGTCGTGATGCAGCTCCATCCAAAGAAGTCGGAATACATCAATCAGCATCCGTTCACTTTGCATCTTTGGCGTCCAACCGACCGCGAGATTCCCACCCCGCCACCGATTACGGTAGGAACGACATGACCGAACCTGCTGACGACCTCGCCGCCCAGCTCGTTGCCGAAATCGAAGCCGCCATCGATGACCATGCGGCCTTAGTCAAACATTGCCTCAAAGCGTTGGAGGTTGCTGGCGTTCCTTTGTCGTGCCAAACCGCAGGCGCGCTGCACGAACTCGCCGACGCCATGCAGGCCATCATCCATCAGCACATCGCCGACGAAGGGCTCGAGCCGTGAAGGCACCTTCCGATCCGTTTCTGATCGATGCTCTCGGCTGTAGTCGATTCGTGCGGGATGTGCTGCGCCGCTACACGAAGAAGGGCAAAGATTTGGATGATGCCGTGTATTGGGCGGCGCGCTGGGCGTTTCATTGGGCGCAACGGAGTCTGGCGTGGCAGGCACTCCACGAGGAAGGGATCGAGCCGTGAGACACAGCAAAATCGACAAAGCCATCGCGCAGCTCGAGGACGAAATCAAAGTATTGCAGTTGGCGATTCTGAAACTGCGTGCACAGCAGCCACCCGCGAAACCGTCGAAACCCCAGAAAGCCATCGCGCTTCTGAAAACGAAGCCGGAGCAATCCGCATGAGCACCGATGCCATCATCGACCTGTCGCCCTCCACGGCACTCACCGTGCCGACGCGCGGCTCCGTCCTGCTCATGCCCGTCATGGACGTGCCAACCGCGCTCGCCCGTCTGAAGGAATTCCAATCCTTCTGCGCTGAATACCTGCAAGAGTCGAAGGATGGCGGTCAAGACGGCGGGGATTACGGCGTCATTCCCGGCACGAAGAAGAAAACGCTGTTGAAGTCCGGCGCGGAAAAGCTCTGCGAGATTTACGGGCTGGCCGATGAATACGTCATGCTTCGCGAAGTCGAGAACTGGGACACTGGGCTTTTTGCCTACACACTGAAATGCGTGCTCAAGAGTCGGCGTGATGATTCCGTCGTCGGCGAGGGACTGGGGTCCTGTTCGTCATTCGAGAGCAAATACCGCTGGCGCGAACAGCAAAAAACCTGCCCGCAGTGTGGAGCCGCAGCCATCATCAAGGGTAAGGAGCAATACGGCGGCGGCTGGCTCTGTTGGAACAAGAAGGGCGGCTGCGGCGCGAAGTTTCCTGATGGTGACAAGGGCATCGAGCGGCAGCCGGTGGGACGCATCGAGAATCCCGACATCATCGACACGAAGAACACCATCATCAAGATGGCGAAGAAGCGCGCGAAGATTGATGCCGTCATCGGTGTGACGCGCTCGAGCGGCATCTTCGCGCAAGACTTGGACGAGATTCAGCCGACGCCGACACGGCCCGTCGTTGCCGAGGAACCGGCGAAGCCAGCCAAGCAGCCGCAGAATTCCACCGCGCCGAGCGCGCAGACGCCCGCGCCGTCGAACGGCGACACCATCACCGAAGCGCAGAAGAAACTGCTGTTTGCCACGTCTCGGCGCGCCGGCTGGAAGGATGCCGAACTCAAGCAATGGCTGCTCGACCTCTGGAATTATGAGAGTACCACAGCGATCACGCGCAAGCACTTCGACGCGATCCTTGAACAGTTGAAAATCGGACGCACCGCAGACAGCGACATGCGGCTGGACGGTCAGGATGTCTAAGTTCAAGTGGTCGCCGTCCGCGCTGAATCTCCTGGCAACCTGCGGAGAAGCCTTCCGGCGTCGGTATGTGGAAGGCGAACGGTTCCCGTCGTCGCCGCGTCAACTCCGCGGGCGCGCGGTCCATCATGTCGCGCAGACCGCGTACACGCGCGTGTTGCACGCTGAAGCCTTGCCGACTGCGGAAGAAGCGCATGATCTTGCCGCCACCCGCTTTGAGTCCGATTGGTCCGAAGGTGTCCAGCTCGAGCCGGATGAACAAGTCGCTGGCGAACAATTCACCAAAGGGGAGTCGCTGGACTTCGCCGTTGACTTGGCGGGTTTTCATGTGACGCGCGTTGCTCCAACGGTGCAGCCCGTTGCCGTTGAAGAAGCGATGACTGCACAACTGCCGGAATCCGATGTCTTGGTGCACGGCATCATCGACTTGATTGCGCTGACACCCAGCGGTGAAGTGATCAGGGATGTCAAAACGAGCGAGAAAAGCCCGAACGTGAACGCGGCCGACAACTCATTGCAGTTGACGGTCTATAGTGCGTTGTATCAAGCTGAGATGGGCCATCTTCCGCTCTCGTTGCAGCTTGACTACCTCACGCGCTCGCCGGTGCGGAAAACGAAAGGCTTTATCCCGCTGGTAACGCGCCGAGACAATGAGGATCTGAAAGTGTTAGGTGCTCGCGTGCAAGCGGCCGTGAGTGTCGCGGATGCTGGCCGATATCTCCCCGCGGCACCTGATTCATGGGCCTGTAGTGCAAAGTTTTGCAGTTTCCACTCGACTTGCAAGTATGTCCGCCGTGGCGCACGGCCGACTAGCTAAGAGGTGAGATATGGCGCGAGGACCGTTGAGCGCGGAGCAGAAGAAACGGATTGCGAAGGCGCAGAAGAAACGCTGGAAAGCTTGGCGTAAAGAGCACGCAGTCCGCATTGCCCTGCCGCCGGTCGATGACGTGCCGACGAATGGCCCGCCGAGCAACGGCAGCGTGCAGGTCGATCATCGCCTGCTGCTGTCGATCAGCGGCCACGAGCTGCAACTCACGCTGGACGAGGCTCGCCATTTGCGCGATGCGTTATCGAATGCGCTGCCCGCGTCATGAGACGCTATCCGCGCGAGTGGAAGACGAACGGCAATCAGCAACTCCGGCACTGGATCGCTTTCCTGCTCCGGTCGTGGCGCGCAGAACGCCGACGCCGAAGGCTGGTGACGTCATGATTACCAGGCGCGATGCGTTGATTGTTGTCGGCGGGTTGTTGACCGCCGGCCAGCCACAACGACAGGAAGCCTCGGGCACCTGCCGCCGCCCCACGACTTTAGTGCTCGACCTCGGTGACGGGGCGTGCAGCGTCCAGCAGATCACAGTCGTGCAAGGCGCGATCAGCGCGACGATTCCGACGGCGGAGCTGCTCGCCGCGCTGGGCGCGAGGTTGAATGGCGACTGAACTTCGACCGTTCATCGTCGCCGAAATCTCGAAGAACTGGATCGATGGGAATGGTGTCGTGGACGATACACCCATTGCCGTGCTGTTTGAGCGCGTGATCGAAACCAATACGCGCCGCGGGTATCGGTTGCAGTCATTTCACCTGCATCGGCTGATGGTGAAGCCAAGCGAAATGAATGAAACGATCATCGCGGTATTTGCTCGCGCGAAACGCCAGCCATGACACCGACGATTCAGGTCTTCTACTCCTGCCCGCTCTGCGCACTCCGAAAGGTCGCCATCAGTGTTCCAGCGCGAGAGGGTGAGGACGTGTTGCAGTGGATGGAGGCGACGCTCCGGTTACTTGCAGCCGACCATGCACAACGCAGTCCGACGTGCCATCCAGACCAGTTGCACGACCTCATGATTCCAATGACCGGAACGGCTCGTGTCGGTGGCCCTGTTGAGCACTGAGGAAATGACCTTCATGCCAAAGACGCCGATGACCCGCAGGTTTCGGACTGGTTTGGACGATGGTCCGCTGTTGCCGGGGCCTCGACCTTCGTCTTGGCGTATCCTGCGGCGTTCGCCGCGCTGGTGCTCCGTGCCGAGGCGGCCGGCTTCCGCCATGCGAGCATGGACGGCTATCGGCGACTCCGGCGTGATGTGCGGGCACTCTTAGCGGAGGGGCTGTGATGACCGCTGAGCAAGAACGTGGGTCGTGGCTCTGGGAACGCTGTTATGTCTGCGGCCATCGCCTGCGCTTTGCGTCCACCGCGTGTCCGCAGTGTGGGCATGAATTCGATGGACGAGACGCGCCCGATCGATTTCCAGAACTCTGTGAATGTGAACGATGTGCCGATGCGCGTCATTCTGGTTCAGTGAAGCAGAATTCATGAGCATGTTAGGCGGCGAGTTCGACGGTGCGATGAAGCAACTCAAAGCGACGTTAGCGCAAGGTGAGCGGACCCTCGCCGTCGCCGAAGTGACGATCATGGAACTGCGCGCGGCCATCGCCACATTGCACGCACTGATCGAGCGTGTGCAGATCAAGCCATGAGCGACACCAAAGACTTTTCACTCGGCGCGGTGCTCAGTGCCACGACCGGTACACTGCTGTGCGAGATCGCTGACCTCTATGAGATTCTGAACTTCCTCACCGGTGAATCGCTCTACACGCATCAACTGCCGCGAGCGTTCAAGGTGTGCGCGCCATATGTGCTCCAGCAGCATCCTGACCTTGTGGCAGTTGACACGGCATCTATCACGCGGGAGAACTGGCGGCGCTGGCTGGCGACGGCTACCAAGCAGTATGGCAAAACGCGCACGTTGACGCCTATTCCAGCCGGGGCGTATCAGGCGCAAGACCCGATACGGGAGTTGATCGACATGCGCGAGGGACGCACGGACGGCATTCTCGTGGTCAAGCCATGAGCTTCGATCGCGCGGCGCTGAAGCGCGACATCCGCACGGCGGAAGCGCTTCGTCGCTGCGCCTACGACGATGCGACGAGCCATGACATCGTGCCCGGCTACACCGTGCAAGGTCACATCACGATCGGTTATGGCCGAAGAATTGATCTGCCGTTGTCGAACGCGGCCATCGACTTCCTCATGGAGGAGGACATCCAGAATTGCTGCGATGCGCTGGACATTGCCCTGCCGTGGTGGCGGAACCTCGCCGAGCCGCAACAAAGAGCGGTCGTAGAATTAGCATTCACGGCCGGCGTGCAAGGTGTCTTACGCTTCCATCGCCTGTTAGCCGCGCTGAAGAACGGCGACGGCGAGCAAGCGGCGCGCGAGTTGGCCGATAGTCGTTGGACGAAGCAAGTGCATCAACGGCGCTCCGTGCGCGTGCAGAACCTGCTCAGAAATACGACCGTCAACGCCGATTAAGTCGTCGTCGTGTTCACGATGCCAGCAGGCGGCGCAACGTCTGCTGGCATCTCACCACAACCCACGCGGACAGGAGCCGCGCAGACATGGCTACCACACATCTTACGGCACTCACGCTCGTCCTCTCGCTCGCTTTCGCGTCATTCGCCACAGCGCAATCAGCCGAACGCGCGGACGCCGAGCGCGAGGCCCGTCAACTGCGCTGGATCGGTGCCAGCTTCATGCTGACCGGCGGCGTGGTCGAAACGCTGTCGTACACCGCGTGGGCGAACAAGCAGACGTGGTGTTCCGGCAACAGTTTTCTCGTCACCTGTTCAGAAGTGAAACGCACGAATTGGGGCGTGATGATTGCGGGGCTGGGCACCAGCGTCAGCGGGATCATGTTCTGGATGGCAGGGGACCGGATGGCGAAGCGGGCGAAGTTGTTGCCATCGATTGCGGTCGGGCCGTCCCGCTGGAGCGTGCAGCAACGCGTCGCGTGGTGATTACTTCGTGCCGCCTTTGGCGCGAGTCGTCCTCGCATTCTTCGCGGCGACGACTTGCGCCACCTCCGCATCCGTCGGCGTGCCGAGTCCTTGCGCCAGCGCGGCGGCTGGATTCGCAGGCTGGGCCGGGCGCATCGCCACGACTTTGCTCACGGCGGCTTCCGGCGTCGCCCCTTGCTGGATGTAATACGTCACCCACGACACCTCAGCCGGTTGCGGCATGACCTTGGCGGCTTTGAACGCCTCAACGGCGGCTTTCATCGCCACGCCTTGCGGGATGGGCACGGCGGGCGGTGTTCCACCGGCTAAGGCTCCGCTGCGGACTTCGGCTTCGCGACGCTGAATCAGGCCTGCAATCGACGGCGGCTGCGTCGGCGTGTTCATGCCGCTCGGCGGTTCGACCGCTGCCGCTGGCGCAGCGACTGGCGGTTCCTGGACTTGGATGGGCGGGCGCGCGGGGCCGGGCTGCACCGGCATCGGTTCGACGGGTGCAGATGGCACCGATGGAGCGGCAGGGGCCGGTGCGGCCGTCGCATCCGGCTTCAGGTGAAACCCAAACGTCGGTTTCAGAGTCAGCCCGGACGCCCCGGCTTTCATCGACACGCCTGGACTCATGCGAACACGACTCGCCGTGTGCACCGCATTCAGGACCGGGCGACTCGTGAGCACTTTCGGCCCAAAGTACGCGACAGCCGCCGATACCCATAGCTTCGGGTCGGTCACGTCCCGCTTGAGAATGGCCCCGATCCGGCCAATCGCCTCTTGCGGGTTGTCGATCACTTCGCCGAGCGTCACTGGATCGGCCGTCGTTGGCGCTCGCATCACGGCTTCAGGATGAGCACCCACGGCTGGCGAGTCATTCGACAACGACGCCATGACGTCGGCTTCGGACGGTGGCCCGCCCTCCGTCGTGACGTTGAACGTGCGCCCATCGGTCAGCGTGACGCGATACGTCTCAGGCATCAGGGCACTTTTTCAATCTTCAGAATCTTCACGCCGCCCTCTGGCGCGCCCAGTGTTTTGATGCGCTTCCGAATCGCATTGATCTGATCGTCCAGCGCGTCGGTACGGTTCTGCATATCGCGCTTGAGCAAGCGCATGACGGCGACACTTTGTTTCAACGTCGCTCCGGCCGGATTGAAGGCTTCGACTTCCTTGCGAGCGGCATCGGAGAGTTGTCCGCTCAGATTCGGATTCGTGATGATCTTGGCGACTTCATTCACGACGACTTGCCGTGCCGCGTCATATTGTGTCTGATTCGGACTGCCCAGCAGCTTGCCCGTCGCCATGCGGAGATACGTATTCGCCAGCGGCGAACCACTATCCACGACCTTGCCCGCCGTCTCGAGGAAGATATCGATGTTCTTACTCGCCGTCTGTTCGAAGGCACCGATAGCCGCGCGCTGTTTCTCGAGTTGCGTGAGCGTGGCACTATTGGCCGCTAATTCCGCTTTGTTGCTCGCAATGTCGGCGTCAGGATGTCGCGCCGCCGCGCGATTGATAATCGCCTTGCGCGTGGTTTTGTCGCCCATGCCGAGCGCGGGCAACTGGCCGGTTTTCCAAAACAGATCCGCCGCGATGTCGATGCCTTCGGGCGTCAGATCGGTTTTGTCGCCTGCTGCCGCGGCGGCTTTGTCCGCTTCAAACTTCAGCCGCGCTTTCTGATACGGCGACATCGGCGGCTCATCGGGTAGGATATCGACGCCTTCCGTGATCGGCTGGCTTCGGATGTCGTACAGCTTGTTATCCGACCCGGTGCGGACCATCTGCCGCTTGCCGCCGATCATCATCGGCTTCGGTTCGCCGAGCGTGAGCGGCTTCGGCGGTTCCGGCACTTGCGACTCAGGGACCGGAATACCCCCTTCACCAATCGCCATTGAACCAGGTGCCCCGCGTGGCAGCGGCTTCGGCTTCAGCTTCTCGCCTTGCTCTGTCGCCCATGCCGCCAAATCTGGTCGGCCAATCTCTTGCGCCTTCTGCACAGCGGCGGCCGTGTCCCATGTCTGGCCATCCGTCGAGAACGCCGCAAGCGCAATCTGTTGCTGCTTCGCATAGGCGTCCTGTGATTGCTGGAACAGCAGATCGGCGCGTTTCGCATCGCCAGCGGCGCGGGCTTCCTTCGCCTGCTCGAGCAGCAGCAACGCATCCTGGCGCTTCTGAACGGTGCGCTGCTGCATGATCTGCGACGGGATCGCGCTCAGATTCGCGATGGTGTCGCCCCACAGCCGCGCCTTCGCTTCCATCGCACGAGCGGCAAAGTCGCCGGACGCAATTCGGAGATTGCTGTAGCTGCTCATCGGTTCTCTCAGCCGGTCAGCGGCGGGACGGATGTTTTCGAGCCGAGCGCCGCCTGTAACCCGTAGCCGGCGAGTTGCGCGTACCGCGACCACGGATCGGCGCTCTGCGTGGTGTAATTCAGACCGTAGTCCGCACGTTTCCGCGCTTCGTCATCGAGGTAGCGAGCGTACTGGTTCTGATTGGCCGTGAGTCCTAACCCGGCTTGGCCTTGATACTCGCCGTAATTCTGTTGCCGTCCTTGCAAGCCGAGTTGCGCGGCGTCTGTGAACTGACCGTAACGACTTCGATACTCATCGAAGGCTCGCTGATACGTTCCGGCATATGTCGTATCGGCTAAGCCTTGGCTGTATCTATCGAGGGCTTTGAGCGTGCCGGGATTCAGGATGCTACCCTTCGCAGCCGCCGAGCGTTGGATCGCGTTCTGCCCTTCACCGAGGGTGAACTGGTAGCCGGGCGTTTGACGAGCCTGCTCCGCTGTCGGTGCGGTGAACTGCTCTGACCATGTTGGCGGTACGTAGGATTGTTGCAGGTTCGCCGGAAGTACAGGCGGTGTCCAGTTCGGTCCCCCATATGCAGCGGATGCATACGGCGGCGGGATCGCGCCCGGTCCTTGCGCAAACTCGCCGTACGGATTCGTGACAGGTGCCCCGCTGCCGCTCGCCGCTAGCTGTGCGTTGCCGGTGGGTTGCACGACCCAGACGGGATGGCCTTCGCCGAAGCCGACGCGGACCCAGCTCCCATCGGGGAGTTGAATCTTCGTGCGCTCGCCGCTGGCGTTGGGCGGCGTCAGCTTCACGCCATACTGAGCCAGGATCGGCTCGAGCTCCAGCAACGTCTGCTGGTTGTACGGCTTCCCAGCGATGAGACTTTGAAACCACGCCTGGTAGTTGCCGCCGAAGGCGTCTGGGCCTTGTGTCGCTGTGGCCCGGTCAGCAGGCGCGGCGGCGGGTGCGCCGGTATCGTCGTAGATGGTCGGGCCGGGAATGTCGTATTGGTCCCACCACGACCCGCCGCCACCTTCCGCGCCAGTGGGATCGTCTTCCCTACGGTTAGCCATTGACTACCTCAGCGCCTAAGCTCTGAAATCGAGCAACCTGGTTCACCGGAATGTTTCTCGTGGAACCATCGGGCGCGCGCATCGTGACCATCTGCGGTGTCGGCGCGGGCGGCTGCAACGTTGTCGGCGTCTCCGCCGGCATCGTGCGCCGATCGGGCAGCGTCGGCGTCCGCATGATCGGCGCCCCGCCGGGCTGCGTCGTCGGCAGGACGCCCGCATTCTGCACCTGCGCCGGCTGGGGCGGGGTGTAGCCGTGGCCGGACGGATTCAGGCCCAGCAGGGACGCCATGCGGTCAGAGGCGGTCTGGCCGGTGGCGATATACGGCTGGAGCCGGGCGTTGAGCTCGCCGTAGCGCTGTGACTCTAAGCCCTTCAGATACTCGTCGCGCTGCTTCTCATACTCAAGCGCGTCCTTGAAGCTCTGCGCCTGAATCTCGGCTGCTCGTTCGAGGCCGCTCGACGTGATGCCCGCGCCGATGAGACTCCCGGCGATCGGCAAGCCGTATTGCAGCGCGGGCGTGAGGTATTTCGCGACGGTAGACGTCGCCGCCGCACCGCCAGCCGCGCCGGCCGCCGTAGTACCTGCGGCGGTGCCTCCGGTCACGCCAGCCCCGACGGCGCCGGTCGCGCCCGTGGCTCCACCAGCCGTCCCAGCGGCGGCAGGAACCGCCAACGCGGCCCCGGCAAGGCCGAGGCTGGCTCCGAGGACCGGCCAGAACCAGGGGTTTCTGAGCAGCCAGCCGGGCTGCGTCTCGACAACGTGGCCGTTCTCGATCTTGAAGCGGTCGCTCGTCGGCGGCTGCCCAGTTTTCTGGTAGCGGTCATCCAGATATTTCAGGATGCCGGCTTCGGGATGCTCAGCCGTCGCCAGATTCGCGTAAGCGGGCGGCAGCGGGATCGCCGTCTGGCCGGTGGGCGTCGCGCGACTGGTTGGGGTGGTCGGCATCGTAAAATTCTCAGCCTATTTCTTTAACAGCGACCCGCGCTGTTAAAAAACCTTACAGATAGCCCGCTAGGATCTGCCAATTCGACCCGTCGGCCTGGATGACTCGGCTTTGAAACTGCGTCCCGAGCGTGGGATTCACGACGGTATCCACCGTTCCGGTTAGCGTTACAAGGTTTGCCGAAACATCCGTTTTTTTCACGGTGAGGATACGCCCGCTGGTCGCCGCAGGCAGGGTCAGTGTGACCGCGCCGCCCGTGGCATTCACCAGCAGCACGTTGTCGCTCGCCAGGACGACGTAGGGGCTCATCGCGAACGTCACGACGACGACGGCATAGGTCAGCGCCGTGGCCTTCAGGGCGGTCAGGTTAACGCCCGACGCGGCCGGAAGAGTCGCCGGGAATCGAGCGTCCGGCACGGTGCCGCTACTCAGGTTGCTGGCATTGAGCGTAGTCAAGGCTGAAGCGTTGAGGGCTGGCAATGTGCCAGTCAACACGGCAGCATTCAGCGCAGTGAGGGCCGATCCGTTGAGGGCTGGCAATGTGCCGGTCAGGTCCGCCGCTGGAATTGTTGTGCTAGTTGTCGGCGTGGCAATGCCGAGGGCGACTGTTATCGACAGATGCCCCGCGGCCAGGGACGCAAGATTGAACTCATTCGTCAGATCGCCATTGCTTTGACCGACCCAATACCGGGCATCGGCTGGAGCCGTTCCTGACACCAGCGAAGTCTGTGTCTTGAGAAAAAAACGCGACCACAACTCAGACACGTTGCCGTCTGACCTCAACAGACCAACGTTCAGCGGCGGCGGGAACACGCTCGGCACTACAGTTGCCCGTTTCCTTGCGTGATTCGCAGATTGAGGCCCGGTCCCCACACCGTGCGAACGGCATCCGTCACCGCAATTTCTAGGACGAATCGATCCATGCGCGTTCGCCCGATGCGACGCCAGATCACCCGGTTATCCCATCGTCCAATCGCGCCGAGCGGCGCGTGAACGGCTCCGCTCCACGTGTGAGCAGAATCCTTTGAACACCTCATCATGGCTTGAGGTGCAGAGCCTTGTCCTGTCGTCAGGCCCACACCGACTTCCGCCTGAAGCTCGATCTGATCGATGAATCCGTAGGTTGCCTCAGCCGAGATGTACGGCGCACGTCTGACGCGTCGGATCATTTCACCGTTGTCGGTGAACGTGTCGAGGTCAAGCGTAAAGACGTTGCCAGTCGCGTAGTCGCCGACAACTATTTCGCCATTCACGGCACAGCACCCACGCGCTCGCCACCGATGGAAGACGGCCAGCGGCACGTCCCACTGGCCTCTCTGGTGCCATTGCCGCTCAACGAGATCGATCACCCACGTCACATCCGCCGATGGAAACGTGAACGCGGCAAACTGATGCCCCTCTTGCTCATACACAAGAACTTCTGCATCAGCAACGGTGGCATACGACGCGAGCGCGAAGGCGATTGCAGGCGTCGAGAGCGTTTGCGGCGGATCGGACGCCGCCATGATGCTCAGATTCCCTGTGGCCGATTGCGCCAGCCAGACGAGCGTGCCGCCGATAGTCGCAATCGCATAGGGACTCACCGCGCCAACAGTCACGCTCGAACCTGGATACGGCACGAACGGGTTGTCAGAATCGCCCGAATCATAGTACACGTCGGTGCTCTGACTGCCGAAGCACCAGATCCGATCTCGCAGGACAGCGATTCCAATCAGATTGTCCGAAGTCGTGGAACGAGCAAAGAAATCAGACCCTGACCATGAACTGCCATCTTCGAGCGCAGAGAACCAGACCTTGACGGTATTCGCTTCTAACAGCAAAAAGTACCCGTCGAGGAAAGCGATTTGTGTGGGCGCATTGGTCAGCGGCAGACTGACCGGGCCGGTGAACACGTTCGTCGTATACCGGAGGATGTAGAGATTCCCCGCACTCAGGACCGCGAGCTGTTCGCCGCCGCGCCCGTTACTGGCAAATTGCACCGGCTTGCCGTCGTTGGCAATCGTGCCGCGGGTGATCGCGGTGCCTGCCGTGACGTCGAGTTCGTACAGCGTCGAGCCGGTCGCGCAAAACGTTCTGCCATCTTCGGACCAGAGCCCTCTGCACGAGACGTCACCCAACGTCTGATTGGGTTTCAGCCCCGGCGTCCCCACTAAGGCTGTTTTTTTCGCGTTGCCTGCGGACTGAATGGTGGAAACGAAGAGGTTAATCGCCGCCTCTGCGTCGAGCGTTGCACTGCGGTCGCGGTAAGCTCCTCCGGTAAACGCCTGCCATAAAGCCAAGGCTCATCGCTCCGGGAGTACGCTCACACCGGGCATCGGCTCGGCGGGCACATCACGGCGCGTGCCCTTCAGGCCGTCCATGAGCTCGGCCTGCACTTCGTCGACGCCGATCTTGAAGTGCGCGGCGAGAAAATTCACCAGCGCCCGCGCAAACGGATCGCTGAGCCGATCCTTCGCGGTGACGTCGGCGACAGCCGGTTCGCTGATGTCCACCTCCGCGATCAACTGCGCGGCCAGCGACTCGTGTTCTTTCGTCGCGGTGTCCAACAGATGCACGTTCCACGTGGAACGATCCTTGGGATCACCAATCGACACGCCAGAAATCGGCACACCCGCTTCCTTCAGCTTCACGTCCAGCAAATAGGCCGCGTTGAGGCTCGAGGCTTCATTCATGCGAGTACATACCCTGACAGACCCGTCCAGAAATCAAGGCCGCCGCCCGCCCCGCCCCACGTCGTCGTCCCCGTCGCCCCTGAATACTCTTCCCACGTGTAGTAGTGATACCCGATGGCGGGCACCTTCTGGAGACTGGCATGAAGCGGCAACGTCACACCCGCGCCCGCGCCCAACTGCACCGCATCGAAAATGCTTTCCGTCGCCCATGTCGCCGTCGCATCTTCCCCAATGGTGACTTGCGCGCCGACGCCGCCCGTCGAGTTCGCCGCGATCCCCGTGAGCAGCACCGAGACAAACGAATCCGGCAGGCCAATGATGGTCGCCACTTGGTTCGCGGTATTGGCGTTGGCTTGTCGGATCACGGCCAGCGTGTACGTCCAGCTTCCCGCCGTTTCCTTCCGATAGAACCGTCGCGGGACACGCTGCGTCAGATCGGCATTGAACACGAACCGCTTGACGGCCGAATCTTCGGTCTGGCCGGCAGCGACGGTGCGAATGGAGCCGAGCAGTCGCCGCGTCGTCGCCCCGCTTTTCACCCAGAAGCCACGCAACCGCGTGACAGCCGTTGCGCGGGTGCTGGCATCGGTCCACGCCGTCGATTCCATGACGGGTGTGCCGCTGTTATAGTTCAGCCAGATGTCATAGTTCGTATTCGCGGCGAGCGCGGCGAGCGAGTAGGAGAGTTCGGTAAACGTCAGCACTTCGACGGCGCTGCCCGTGGAGAGCGCCACCTGATCGCCGCCGTTCGGCGTGTAGTACAGCGTCGTCGCGGCGGTGACATCGGTCACGGTGACAGGCGTGCCGGAGGTCAGCGTCAGCCGCCCATCGCAGACGTCGGTGCGGACCACCGTCGTCGCATTGCCGCCAACGCCGATCTGTGTGCGCGGGACGATGATCGTGCCGACGCTGTTCTGAATCTCGACGTCGTAGGCGACGCCGTAGGCGAGATAGATGGGACCGAAGGCACCGCCCGAGCTCGCGATCACTGGATTCGCATTGGCCGTGACCAGCGTCGGCTCGCTGTACGTCGTCGCAGGCGTGTCGGTGCCAGCCGCGTAGAAATATGCCTTCGCGCCCGGCGATGTGACGCCCAGATCGGTGAACTGGCGCTGACGAGCGACCGGCGAAATCAGACCGCTAGGCATTGAGCACCGTCATGATAAGTACCATGACACCTATCAGCAAGATGCCGACGAATGTCCACCACGCGACAATCGCTGCGCATTCATCAATCGTCACGCATCAACACCATTTCGCGCTCAACATCAGGATGGCTCCGAAGATCACAAGCATCAGCCACACATAAGCGACTTGCTGCGACACCCGCCGAATCACCACACACCGGAGCCCATCGACACCGATGCAGCGCCTGACGTGAAGGCCGTGCAGCGCGCCCGCACGGCCGCGAGGCCGGTATTCGTGAAGGCGAACAGCCCGACGGCGGTTGTCGTCGCCACGACAGTATCGTCACTGAGCTGGCGAGCGCCGATGGCGAACCAGGTCTGCTGATCAATCGTGGCCTCGAAGGCCAGAGTCGCAGTGAACGTGCCGGTGACGGCCATCGTAACGCTCGGTGATGCTCCCAGCGGGAACACAGCGGTGTTGCCGACGCCCGCGCTGGCGGTGCTGACGGACTGAACCTGCAACCCGGCGGGCGTGGTCAAAACAGTCATCGCGTCCTCTGCTGGCGTGACGGCAATTCGTCGCGATCCGTCAGCGCGTTGTGCCCGTTGGCGTGTGCGCGGCGTTCGTAGTCGGCCCGCAGGCGCGCTTCCTCAGTCGCGCTGTACACAACCCTCGCCACGTCGCCGGGCAAGGTCACGAAGCGCGGGTACGTCGAAGATTCTGGCGGTTTCTGGTTGCTCATCGGACCCAAATTCTATCGCTGTTGATGTCGTACATCCCGACACCGCTAAAATAGTTGCTCATCGCGCTCAGCTTCATGTTGCTGCGCTTGATCACGGCGAGTGCCGCATCCGCCTTGTCTTTCAAATCCTGGTCGAATGGCCGTCCAAACGGCTTCGCAACCCGTCGCGCCAACTGGTAGACAAGACATTCCTCATAGCCATCAGGAAAGGCGTAGGTCGTGGTCAGATCCGCGAACCGCGAGAGCGGTTGCTCGACGTACAGCGCGAGGTCATAGAGCGCGTTGTCGGGGATCGGCAGCAAATACAGCGTGCCGAATGTGGCCGTGATGGTCGGGTTGTAGTAGGCCACGCTCGGCAAGGTGGCCGTCTGCGCTTTCAACGGCCAGAGGCGATAGCCGTCATCGGTCAGCAGGCCAAGCGGCGATTCCACGACCGGCGACGTCGGATAGAGCAGTGCCGCGCCGGTGATGCTGTTCTGGTTCGGCGGTCGCGCCATGTTGAAGTCGCCACCGGTCCCAACGGTATACGACGCCTGCGATCCAACGATATCGAACGTGTGCCGGATGACGGCAGGAATGGTGAGGTTCTGTTGCGCCCACGATCCAATCATCCGATTCAGATAGCCAAGGCACGTCTGTGCGTCGGTGTCGCTGATCGGTTCGCCGGGCTGGTACACCTCAAGTTCTTCCAATGCCGCAGTCAACAGTGTTAAGGCTGTGGTAACGGTCGATCCCGTGATGGCCGATGACGGCGACGGCACCGGCGCAATCGCCGTCGTCACCACTTGCACGGTGGCCGGGATCGCCGATGATCCGGTGAACGTCACCGCCACCAGCTCGTAGTCCGTCTCTGGCCCAGTCAAGACGACGGTGTAGTAGCCGTTGCCCTCCGCGACACAGCTATTCGTCGCCGCCGCTTGCGTCCCGCCGTCGCCGGTGACGAACGCGCTCACGGTGCCCGCGAAGGCTGCGCCCGTCGTGGCGTTGACCATTTGCGCGCCGATCACGCCGCCCTGCGATCGGATCACGAGTCAATCCTCCGCACTTGCACCACGGCGTTGATGTTGACACACCAGGCCGGGTTGAACACCGCCGCGACTTGGTTGACGCCGCCGAGGACGAAGCTGCCGAGCGGCGTGCTGCCGAGGATCGCACCGGTCATTCCTTCGCCTTCGCCTGGTCCGCGGCGTGCTGGGCGAGTTCCGCTTCCAGTTCCGCAATCCGCGCTTCGGCTTGCTGCAACGCCGCCTGATAGCGGATCAACTGCAACGCGTTCGCGCCGAGATGCGCGCTGACGATTTCATCGAGGGACTTCGCTGGTTCAGCCATGCGTCTCTTTTCCGATCAATCATGTACGGCTACGACGTGCAAGGTTCCGGTCAAACTGCCTGCGGCATTATTCAGCACGCGCACGGTCACGGCTGATGCGCTGATCGTTTCGATATGCACGACACTCAATGCCAGTGACGTGGTAGTCGAGTCGAGCACTTGCGCCACCACTGTATAGTTCGCATCGGCAAAGGTCGTGCCCCAGGTGACGGTCACCAAGGCCGTTGACGCCGCCGAGACTGAACCGGTGGTGACGCGGGCGTGCTTGACGCCACTGCCGTCGTTCTTCACCCCGCCGAGGATGCCCGCGGTGGTCAGGTTGACGCCGCCGGTCAACGTGGCGATGCCGGTCACGCCGAGGGTAGTGGAGAGCGTCGCCGCGCCGGTCACGGTCACGGCTCCGCTGAAGGTCGCCATTGCTTCCGTCAGCGTGAGACGAGTCACCAGTGATTGCGCGGTCGTTCCTGTCGAAAGGACGGCTGGCGTCTGGAAGATCAGCGAACTGACCGCCCCGGCGCCGGTGCCCTTCCCGGAGGCGATGGTGAGATTGCCGCCGGTCTTGTCGGTGCCCGTGATGCCATTGCAGGCTTGCAGGGTTTGCGCGACGGCCGCGCCGTTCAAATCCTCCCCAAGTTGGACAATCGCTGCCCCACCACGATAGATGTACGTATCCTGCGTGCCATTCGCGTTGGAGGACGCGCTGAACGTAAACCCACCCGCTGCGCGCGCACGGATAAATCCAGACGCAAGCGCCACACTGGGCGTCGTGCCCAGATAAAAGCTGCCACCACTGACGGTTTGGTCCCCCGTAAGTGTCTGCGCCGCATCCGTCCGCGCCAGCGTCGCGGAGGTTGTCGGGAACGTCATCGTCGTGCTGTCGGTCCCGGCCAGCGTCAGCGTGTTGTTAAACGTCAAGACTTTCGAGGCCGCGCCGGTCAGCGTGTAGGTGCCAGCCGTAAAGGTGTTCCCGTTCAGGCTCGTCGCGGTCGCCACACCGAGCACGGGCGTGACCAGCGTGGGCGACGTGGAAAACACGAGATTTGTGCTCGTCGTGCCCGTTGTGCCCGCCGCACTCAAGCCGGTGATGTTGTTGAAAGCCGTGATGGAGGCCGATGACGCATTCGTGCCGCCATTGGCGACGGGGAGCACGCCCGTGACCCCGCTGGTGAGCACCAAGCCGGTGCAATTCGTCAAGACGCCGCTGGTCGGTGTCCCGAGGAGTGGCGTCACCAGCGTCGGACTCGTCGCAAACACCAGCGCGCCGCTCCCGGTTTCGTCCGTCAGCGCCGCCGCGAGATTCGCGCTCGACGGCGTCGCCAGCCACGTCGCCACGTTGCTACCCAAACCGGTCACGCCGCCCACTGGCAGCGTGCAATTGGTCAGCGTGCCCGACGTCGGCGTCCCCAGAATCGGCGTGACGAATGTCGGACTGGCCCCGAACGACGTCAACGACGAGGCCGTGACCCCAGCCGCCAGCGTCGCGCCGCTCAGCGTGCCCGCCGCCGCCGTGACGGTAATCGGGATGGTCCCGTCGAAATCGACGCCGTTGATCGCCCGCGCCGTTTGCAGCGCGGTCGCCGTCGTCGCATTGCCGAGAAAGCCGCTCGCCGTGATGGTGCTGATGCAGGTCGTGGTGCCGCCGTTGGCGACCACGAACGCCCGCGTCGTGTTGTCAAACAGCGTCAGCAGATCATCCGTGTTGCTGCCGTTCGACGCGACGATGCATGACCCGCTGACGCCGCCCGCCAGCGAGAGCGTCGTCGGATCGGTGAAACTGCTGCTGAAGTAGCCACCGAACTTCTTCGTGCCTGTCGATGTCTGGCCGCTCACGCCGATGTTGAACGCGCCCGCCCCGATGGCATTGCCGAGCAGCCCGAACGCCGCCGCCGCTGATCCCGCATGGACGCTCGCGTTATCCGCGCGCACGCCATACGACGCCACATCGCCGGTATTCGGCGAGATCATCTCGACGCCGAAGCCGGTCAGCAGCGGATTGATCGTGCCGGTGGCGGTGCCGCTGACCAGGAGCAGATTGCGCGTGATGGGCGATGGCAAGTCGGCCGCGAGAATCGCGCTGGCCGTCGGCAGGGACGAGACGTAGCGGATGAACGTCCCATCCGCGCCCGCCGCGAGCCGTGCCGGGGCACCGGTAGACGCTAAGTACGGCACGTCACCGGTCGACGTGAGTGCGCCGGGACTGCGGAGCAAGCTCGCGGCGGTCAGCACATGGAACACGCCGGTGCCAGACGCATGAGTGGCATCCGTCGTGCTTTCAACGCCTCTGGTGATGGTAAACACAGCGCCAGCAACAGCAGTGACGAGCACCAGCTCGTTTTCAATCGCAAGGCAAAACTGCGGAACGGTCGGGAATGGCGTGGCACTCGCCACCGTCATCGACGTGGCGCCCGCTGCGAGCGAACCGGACAATGTGGACCACGCGGTGGAAGGTGAGGAGATGATCGGCGCGTTCGCGAACTGTTGCAGCGACATCTAGAACCGCCGTCCGCGCCGCTGGCGACTCGGCTTCTGCGCGCCAAATCCTGAATGTCGATTCACCGTGCGATACACGCTCACGCCCGCCCCCGTCGCCACCCCGAGCGCGGTCCCGACACTCGTAATCGCCGTCACCGCCGCATACGTGCGGGATTCACCCGCCGACCACGCGGCCACTCCCGTGCGCGTGTCGGCCGCCACCCACACCGACCCGTCGTAATAGTCGAGCGTGAAATCCTTCGGCGCCCCTTCTGGAAAACCCGCCGACGCTTGGATCACATACTCGACCACCGTCGTCTGGGCGGCAAACGTATAGATCCACTCGTGCGGCAGTGCTGACGCCCCGGAATACCAATCAGTTGCCGGATTCCCATCATTCGCCAGCAACGCCACCGAGCTCGAGGTGCCGATGTGGTCCGCTCGGCACCGCGTGGCATTCGTCGCCTGATTGGCCCCGCTCGCCACGATGCGGAATTGCATTTCCGCGATATAGATGCCGTTAGTCCCCGCTTCACAACTCGTCGCGCGGAGGCGCCAGCTGCGTTTCGTCGCCAGCCCATAGAAGTGTGTCTCTGGCGTACTGCCGCCATGCCACGTGTATTCCGTCTGCGCGTCCGCGATCTGCCACGTCACCCCATCCCAGTATTGGAGTTGCCATGTCAGGGGCACCGCGATGTCAGACACGCCCTGACCGACTGTGACGGCGTACTCGGTGGGTGTAATCGCGGAGGCGAACTCGTAGGCAAACCACCACGGTGTCCCGCTGTTCGTCGTTTGACAATACGTGGCATCGTTGCCGTCAAACGCACTTGCCGCCTCATGGCCGCCGATTTCACTGGACGCTGACGCGGTGCCGCCCGTACAGAGGTCCACGGCGGTATCGTCGTACAGCCGCAACTCGTTCAACAGGACGGCGGTCGCCCCGCCGGTCGTGAGCACGTAGAGGCGCCACTTCGCGCTCGTGGGCACTAGGTTTCCGTCACCGTGCTCGCCGTGGTGAGGATTGGCTGCACGCCCGTCACGACGGTAATCGTTGGACTGATCGCCCCCGAGTACAGCAGCTTGCCGGTCCCGCTGATCGCGGTGCCGATCCCAAAATACGTTTCGATTTCGCTGCCGCCGGTTGCCGCCGGAAATGTGACATTCGCGGCGGGACTGACCGCGTTCGCGGTGACGGTGAAGCCTCCGCCGCTGCGCGTGACGGCTTGCCGCGCATAGCTGGTATACGCCGCTTCGGAGGTCGTTTGCGGCGCATTGGTGCCGGGATTCGCGGTATGCAGCGAGACGTAGAGACTCGTTAAGGGGCTGCTCGTCGCGTTGATCGCAATGTTCGCGATCGTCGTCGCATTGAAAATCAGCAGCAGCAGATCATTGTCGAAGGTGGCACTTTTACCCATGTCACCTCACGAGGGCCGCGGCGGCTTGGGCGCGTCCGGCGGTTCCTCGTCGTCAAACGCGTCCAGCGACTCGTCCTCCGTCGGATGCACGTAGGACTTGCATTTTTCACAGAACAGCATCGGTTCAATGCCGCTCTGCACGAGACGCATCGGCCATCCGCACTTTTCGCACGATTCCGAGCCAGACCAATCGCCGCTCATCTAGGCCACGCGCGAAAACGTCGCTGAGCTGCCGACGTAGATCGAGCTCGCTGTGCCGTCGCTGGCGTTCTGCGCCATCTGCACGGCCATCGTGCCCGCCGCGTTCACGGTAATGCGCCCAAAGATTCGCACCCCAATGACCGCCGCCGTCTGCGCGAACAAGCTGGCTTGATCGGTCGCCGTCGTGGTGTGCTGGCACGCGACCGCCGACGCCGTGAAGCCCGTCGCGCAAGCTTCCAAATCCGTCAAGGTCGTCGTGGTCAACTTGAAGGCGATTTTCAGTCCGCCGCTCCCGCCCGATGTCCCCGACAGATTGATGTCGAACTTGTAGACGCCCGCCGCCACGACCGCGAAACTGGTCAGGCCGGTGATATTCGCCAGCGTCGTGCTACTGGTCGCATCGGTCTGCGTCGTGCAAAACTTGGTGTTGCCGGTGCCGAGCGCCAGCGTCAGATCCGGCACGCCGGCGACGATGCCGGTGATGGTAGGCGCCGTCAAAGATTTAGCAGTTAAAGTTTGCGTGGCGCCGGTCGTGACATACGCGCCGCTGCCGATCGTTGGCGTTTGCGTGAAGGTCCACGCGCCGGTAATCGTCTGGTCCGAATTCGGCAGAAAGCTGCCGCCGAGTGAAGGCGAGCTCATAACGTGTCATCCTTGCGAGGCCGTCCAGGGCCACGCCTGATGGGAGTTTCGGGGATCACCGGGAGATGTTCGATGGTCTGATCTTCGGTGCGCTCGACTTCCGCGACGGCCCGCTGACTGAGATGTTTCTTCTCGTGCTCGCGCTCGGCCGCCAGCGTCGCGAATTCCAGTTCTTGCGCTTCAAGCGCTTTAATCGCGTTATCGGGGCCGCGCACGAAGCCGCGCGTGCGCGCCTGCCGTTCTTGCTGTTCATCGTCCACGATGGTGTGTTCGATGATCGGATCGCCGCCGGTGGGCTTCCGCGTCGCACGGTAGACCATGAGAGGCCACTCCGTAAAAACAGCGGCTCTCCCAGGTGGGCCAAATACCGTGTGCGTCGTTTCCCATTTCACGCGCTCTTTCGCGTACTCGCTCTCGGGACTCCACATGATCGACATTTCATTCACCTGACATTCTGAGTAGAATGTTCGGAGCACAGCAGCGTTCTAGCGCCACTGTGCCCCTTCACCAGTTCGACAGAGGAGGTCGAAATTGGCGCATGACATTCTGCCTGATATCTTCCCACCCGATCCCAAACTGTTCGCCACGATCTACGAAGTCTGGGAGTGGTTCGTCCACATTTGCGAACGTCAAGGCATCGAAGTGGGCCTGCGCTGCGAGGTCGTCACGTACGCCATGTGGTGTGGCGAACTGCGCATCACCAAAGAACCCTGTCGCCGCGATCAACGCCCCGACGTGAGCACGGTGTTGTTCACGACGGGATGTCATCATGCGGAACATTGCATTGTGCGACTGCTCAACAGCCCAGAGATCCAGCCACTCCTGCAAGATCTGCGACCCACGAAAGTGAATACGCGGATGCAGGAGAAGCTTCGACGCATCCTGCCCTCACGCGACGACCACATCGACGCCGGTCAGGGTGCCGGATAGCGGGCTCGGCAACAGCGTCCACGAGGCGTTGAGAGCCATCACCATGATCGAGCACGCCGCGTTTGTATCGAAAGTCCCGACAGTGTACCCGGTGCTGCCGAGACCGAAGCCGCCTGCTGCTGTGACCGTGTGGGCAGCCTTGCCGTCCCCGATGATGTACAGGATCGTCCCGTCGAGGTCTTTCGTCGGTGCCGCCAGCGTCATCGCCAGCGCACTGGTCCCGTTGATCACGGCCACTTCGTCGGTGCCTGGTGTCGGCAACGTGATCGCGCCCGCTGCGCCGTACGTCGTAATGCGACGGGCTTTGCCCGCCAATGGATACGGATTCACCGTCGTCGCGCCGATGCTTGTCGGCCAATCGCTGGCGACCCCGCACACGACGCCCGTCGTGACGGCATGGGCGCAGACGGTCGTCCCGTCCTGCCCGCGTAACACGGGGATGCTCGTTCCAGACGCGTAGCCGCCGCCGACACGCATCATCTCGTCCCCGACGCGCACCAGATACCCAGCGGCGAAGCCCGTTGCACTGGCGACGACGATGCTCGTGTCTCCGGCGCCGATCGCCGCGCTGTTCGTTGTTCTGACAAGAGCCATATTTGCTCCTAATCTGCTAGAATGTGCCCATGTTGGAACGCGCTATCCGTGGGCAATACCAAACGTCTCACCCGAAACACGATTTGACGGGCCAAGTGTTCGGGTACCTCACCGTGCTCTCGTATGTTCGCGGAGGACACGGCCCAGCACGGCGACCCGCTGGCTGGTTATGTCGGTGCATTTGCGGCAACGAGAAAACCATCCAGACGAAGTTGCTTCGCAATGGCACGAGCACCTCGTGTGGCTGTCGGCGAGTCGAAGTTACCCGCGAACGAAGCACCACGCATGGTCTGTCGCACACGGTTGAACACAATGCCTGGACTCGCATGATCGGTCGCTGCGAAAATCCGAACAATGCGAAATATCATCGGTACGGTGCGCGCGGTATTCGGGTCTGTGCGCGCTGGCGCAACGACTTCATGGCGTTTTACATCGACATGGGACCGCGACCATCGCCACGGCATTCGATTGAACGTCTCGACAACGACGGCGATTACACGCCAGAGAATTGCGTCTGGGCGTTGCCGCGTGTTCAATCGAACAATCGGTCGACCAACATTCTCATCGAATGGCACGGACAACGACTTACCGCCACCGAATGGAGTCGGCTGACCGGCATCTCGGCGACGACGATCAAAAATCGTTTCCGTGCTCATTGGCCGCTTGATCGTATCTTCACGCAACCCACGCGAATCACATCACGCCACACCTGATCTAACTGAAGGCGCGAAACGCGAAGCTCGGAATGATGCTCGCGACACCGCAGAGCAAATCGATGCGCGACGGATTCTGATCCGTAGCCAACGAATACTGTTCAACGTATCTCATCGAGATCTTTGCATCGGCGTCGTTGATGCGTTTCGCGTTGGCGCCGGGCAGATTCGCGGCGAGATCGACAGCGACCCAGCCGAACGCGCCCGGATTGAAGACGAGCGATTGCTTGCTCGCGGTCGCGGCCATCGTCGCGCTCACCGTGCCGGTCGCGCCGAGGAACGTCACCGCCGTGTCGTTGGCCGGTGACGCGGTCACGGTCTGCAACTGGCCGCTGGTGATGATGGGCGGGCTGATCGGCAGCGCGCACGTGCTCGAGCCGGCAATATCGGCCGTGATGACGAACTGCTGGAGCTCGCCCGTGTCGGTGTAGCCCACCGGGTTGACGCTGTTCACCCCGACCAGCGTGAAGATGTCGCCCTTTTTGAAGGCGTACGTCCCGAGGCCGTCGATGTTGAGCGTCGAGCCGGTCTGCGAGCCGAGATTGACGAGCGGCGTGGAGCTGGTGAAGGTGCCGGTCGTGTGCGTCGGCATGAGCGGGTCCCAGTACCACTCATCGACGCCGAGCGCGGCACCACTGAACTGGCCGCTGCGAAACGTCTTGCTGATGAAGTTCTGCGGATTGAAGAGCGCGAAGTTCGCGGCCATGAGCTTCGATTGCGACTTCGGATCGAGCACGGCCACGAGTTCTTCCGGCACGCCGAGGTTGCGGAGCTTCGCCACGCCGTCGGTGTAGGTCACGTCATCGGTGATGGCCGTGCCTGGCGTGCCCACCGCGTTGTAGACCGTGTAATACACTTCGGCGCCCGCCTGGACGTCGGCTTTCGACGCCATCGCCCGGCCCGCCGGCATCGTGTAGCGCTCGCGGACTTCCTCGACACGGAGCGCCGAGTCGGCCGAGCTCCAGCCCATGCCCACCTGGTATTGATGGTTGACGGAGATGGGCACCGTCTGGTTGAGAATCGCCTGCTGCACGAAGGCTTGCCCTTCGGAGACCACGAAGCGCTGCGGAATCCGCACTTGCGCGGTGTCGCCAATCTTCGCGCCCTGCGGAAGGTTCTCCCAGGCGCGATCCCATTGGCGATCGAAGTTGCCGATCAGTTTGATGTTGTTCTTCCAGCTCAGAGCGACGTCACGCGTCACCCACCCGACACTGATAAACGTATTGGCCAAGGACGGCCCTCATGGCGACGGCGTTACACACGGCGACTCCGCATCGGCCAAAAGCGCTCGTGATCGGCGAGCGTGGCTTTGGCGTCGTCGGGCGGTTCGTCCGGCGCGCGAACAGGGCCCGTCCGCACCGGATTAGGAGGACGAGGCTGAAGTGTTTGTGGGACCGACGCGGACGATCCGGTCGAAACGTCCTGACGACGGGTGGAATGACCATTAAGCCGTTGCGCGAGCAACGCGAGGGATTCAGCCTGCTCAAACAACGGTTGGGCGAGCATGGCTTGGAGTTCGTCGGGGTGCTTTTGAAGGTGATACAGAATCTTCGCGCCGGCTTTGTGCTCGAGAATCCAGCCGTCGATGAGCGAGCCTTGCGGAATCGCCGTGTCGCTCAGTAAGGCGACTTCTTCAAAGTCGGGCAGCTCGGCTTTCGCGGCTTTCACGCGCTCCGACCACGACGATTGCAGCCGTTGCTGCTCAGTCTGGATGGACCGCTGGCGCTCGGCTTCAGCGCGTTTCGCTTCAGCCGCTGCCAGCTTCTGATCGACTTTCCAATCGGTGAGCGCTTCGTTGTATTCGGTCCAGTCGCTAAACTGTTCGGGCGTGGGCTTCGGTGTCGCAGCAACCGGAGAAGGCGGAGAGGTTGCCAGCGCGGCAGCCGAACTGGCCGGAGCCGGTCCACTCACGCGCGTTTTTAAGGCATCACGCTCCGCCTCCGCCGCTCGGAGTCGAGCGGTTAACTCCCTGATCCGTGGAACATCTTCGGGAGTGGCCTGTTGACTCGCCGCCCGGTGCCGCTTCGGCTTAAAGCGCCCGTTCTCGTCACGTTCCGGCGTTTCCGCATCCGGGTCCGCCGGCGGCTCCGCTGGCTGGTCCGCTGGGTCGCGGCGTTCCTCACGCCGCCCTGAGTCGTCGCCGTCGGCGGGCGGTTGGCTGCCGTATTTGCGCTCGTGTTCGGCTAAGGACAGCTCAGCGTCAGCGTCCGGGGGGGGTGGCGCGGGGGGGTCAGGTTGATCTGCGGCGAATAAACTTGGTTCGTCGGCCAATCAGCCACTAAGTGTCAGGCCGATATCGCGGTTTGTCAATTATTTGGACGGCTGAGCTTCCGATGTGTCCGGCTTAAGCCGGACGCTACTTTCACGCTGATCCTCAACAAACTCTGCGTCAATCATGCGCCGTGGCGCGACACGAAATCGACCGTTGGCATAGCCCTCGATGAAGGTCAAAAAGAGCCGCCGCAACGGTTCTCCCTCACGTTCCGCCCGTTGCCGAAACCGTTGCCATGTCTCAGGCGGCAGATTCCGCAGAATGTAGTTTGGCATTCACGGCCGCCGTTCACTCTGATACAGGTGGCCAGTTGACCACCAACGGAATGTGGCGCAGACCCGCATACCGTCGCGCCATTTCGACATGGCGACACAGTTCACAGTACGGGCCTTGCTTGTTCACGCGACGCGCCGTCTCGACGCCGCATTTCGCTTGGTCACAGTCCCATGCATAGCCGCAGGTCTCACAAAGATGCTGATGAATCATCATGCTGTCTCGGTCATTGCGGTTGTCTTGCAGGTGTCGATTCAGTTTGACTTGCTGCTACCACTGGCAGAAATCCGTACAAGATATTGCCGCTCTCCGTTTTGCGCGGGTCGAATGCGGCCTTCGTGGAGCGAATCTGCTGCGGGTCGAACACCGCGAGCGTATCGCCTTGAAAGGACATCTCACGCATGCGCACGCCATCGTAGCCTGCATCACGTAAAGCCTGAATAACGTGCGGCTCGTCCAACGCTTGCTGAACGTGGTTCCAATCTTCAAACGAATAGCCCGTCAGGTTCTCTAATTCGCGTTGCGTATAGGGATTCAGCGCATCAGGGTTGTACGCCGGGTTATACCCGTCCTTGATCATCCGTTGTCGCACTTCTGGGGTAATCGTGAGGTCGAGCGGATTTTCAATGCGCAGATAGAACTTGCGAACTGACGGCGTGCCGCCGGGTTGCCCACGCAATTCTTCGTTCATCCGCACGCGCTGCTTCGCAAAGTAGCGCGATGTCTCAGGGTCCGTCGAGAAGTAATGCGCTTGCGGAGTGACAGGCGCAAGTCCTTGGTCCGTGTTGCGAATCGTGCCTTGCGGTTCAAACGTGCTGAATCGCTTGTTGCTGCCGTGATAGACCGTTTCGGCCGTATCGAAGCCGAGGGCATTCGCTCGTTGGAGTCGGCTCGCTTCATCCATTGGCAACGCGCCGCTCCGTGTCTGCTGTAAGGCTTTCAGCAGGCGCGGAAACCGCTTCGCCACCTCGCCCATCGCGCCACCGAGTGGACCGCCCGGCAACTCAATCGGCATCCCGACCATCATCGCTTGCTGCGGATCATCCAAACCGAGCCACGAAATCAGCGCCCGAATCGGCGCGCGATACGCCGGGTCGAACACACTCGCATTCTCCGGCTTCGTCCACTCGGGGAACAGGCTGGTCCGCGTGATGACCGGGCCGGGCATTACTCGCCCTCAGTCACCGGCTCCGGGGCGAGCTCGGCGGCTTGCTGCGCCTGCTCAAGCGCCTGCTCATGCTCGCGGTCCATCGTTGCCGCGGCATGACTGCGATCGACCTGCCCCTGCACCGCCGCATAGGCGTGCTCGCGCGCTTGCATCTCGGCTTCGTGGCCGAGCGCCATCGCTTCCTCTTGCGCGTGGGCATCAAGCGCTGCGCCCTTCGCATTCGCCGCAATGTGCGCTTTCGCGATTTCCGTCGCGTTCTTCATCACCTGCAACGCGAGTTCTTTGTCGGCGTCCATCTCCGCGATTTGGATCTTGGTGGCGTTCTCTTGCTGCTTGCCTTGCAGCTCTTGATGCATCTGCGCCATCACCTTCTCGGCATCCTGAAGGCGCTGCGTGAGCTGCATCATCTGCATCTGCATCTGCGGATCGGCCTGACCGTTGCCCTGTTCTTTCGCTGCAATTGCTTGCTGAATGCGCGGGTCCAGCATCATCTTGGCGCGTTCAGCCATCTCGGCGTGCTGAGGCCAGTCAACCGACTTTAAGAATAAATCTCCGAACCACGTCATCAGGACCGGATTCTTTCCGATCAGATCACCGAGCATCGCGGCTTCTTCGGCCCGGCGCGTATCGAAGCCTTGGCTAACGCGCACGACGACATTGAAACTCGCATCGGGCGTCAGCCTGTACTGCTTCTGTGGTCGGGCAGACTGGCCCATCGGCCCAGCAGCCGGCGCGGCCGCACCGTCACTACTCGACGGACCAATCTGCACCGTTTGCGGCTCGCCTTCCTTGTTCAGGATGCGAGCAATGCGACCAGGCTTCCCGTAAATCGGCGCGAGCAACGAATTAATAACTTGGCCCTCGTAGCGAATGCTCCGCTTCAAATTGTCGAGAAAGTTCGACGTCCCGTGCGCGCTCTGCTGCTGCAACGCCTGAATGGCGCGACCGCTTTTCAGACTCGGATCAACTTTCCCGAGCTGCGGGTCATGCACGCCCGTGGTACTCTGCACGGCGTCGCGAAACATTTGCACGCTGGCCGCGAGCGCGGCGATGTCCGTCCCAACGGGCGTCCGCGTCGGTGGGCCTAATGGCTTGCCCGCATCGGACACCGCGTTGTAATAGAGCACAGGCGCCGCATAAATGGCCGCATACTGATACCATTTTTCAAAGTTCTGAATCTGTTCGGGCGTGGCCTGGAATGGCGGAATGGGCGAAAGGCCGATCGTCTCGACCCACTTCGACACCATCGCATTAAAACCGGTCTGCGAATCACGCGACGGACGGACCATGCCTTCAGCGCGACGTTCCTGATCGAACGGATGCAGTTCTTCGCCCAGCACCTTGATGATCGGCAAATACTTCGACGGCCAATCGGTGCGCTCAAGCACTTGCTCACCGTCTAACTTGCACCACTTCACTTCTTTCTGAATCTCGTCGTCCCGCTCATCGACAATCCGGGCGTCCGGTGGAAGTTCATCCTTCCACGCCGATGATCCATCGGCCAGCAACGCGATGGTGCGCGCCTTGCGTTTTACGTACCAGTAGTCCGCGATGCGCACATACCGTTCGTCGCCCTCTTGCCGGAACCACTCCGGGTCGCCTGTCATATACGACTGGAATTCATCATTCGTCGCCGTCGCGAGTTGATTGGTGGACCCGTCGGCGCGTTTCTTCCACGTCGCTTTGTACTCGTCCCAACTGATGTAATCGTTCGTGATGAAGCCCCACTCCGCATCCGAACCATCCGGCTCGGTGTGCGCGGGATCGAGCAGCACGGACGACTGATCGTAAATGCGTTGGATGTAAATCTCTTGCTCGCGGTGGAACGTGCGACCGGGCAGATACCGCGTCATCACGCAGTAATAGCCAACGCCAGCGATGGCCGCCCGCGATCCGGCCCACGTCCGCGCGTCCTCCGCTTCGCTCTCGCGCTGAATCCGTCGCGTCAAGCCTTCGCGGAGTTCGATCTCGTTGTCGTTGAGCGGTTCGGCAATCTGCGCGAAATCATCCGCCGGGACGAGCTCAATGGCATAGTCAGCATTGAGCTCGACGTTGAGCACTTGCCGGACGGATTCGCGCACGAGATTGATGACAAGTGACGGCCGAGCCGGCGCGGGAAAAGGCACGTCACTGCCCGCGCTTGGTTGTTGGGCGGCGCGAGCCTTCAAGGCATCAGGTGCCCACTGAAAGCCGTTATAGAAGGCGATATCTTCTTTTTCGCGCTCGCGCTGTTTCTGCGAGGCCTCCATCGCGAGGTCGAAGCGTTTTTTCGCGCGCGTGATGAAGTCGCTCTCCCGGGCCATGACTAGAAGCGCTCTTTCGTGACTTTCAACGGCATCATCTGCGTCTGCCCACGATACCGCATCGGCACGATATGAGGCGTGCCGTCATACTCCGCATCGAAATACGCCGCGAGAGAAATGTTCTTCTTCCAGAGTGCGGCGGTTTCTCGCGTCACCCATTCAGGCGTGATGAACGTGTTGCCGCCACCCCGGACAAATCGCTCAATGGGCGGGATGACGATCGTTTTCTCGCCGGGCACCCACAGCAGTTTCTCGATGTCGAACGTGCAGACCGCCGCCGCCGCACTCACGGTGCCGAAGCCGAGCCGCCGCAGGAACGTCCGTCGATCCAGCATCACAACCCGACCAACCAGCGAATTCTGGCCCACCAGCCGCCGTAGACGATGGTCTGCACCAGCCCCAGCGCTGTCTGCACCCGCCTCATGTCATCCGCGTGCAGCGATAACATCGCGGCCGTCTGCTGCTCGAGCGCGGTCACGCGCGGGACCAGCGTGTTGAGTTGCTGGACGTGGGCGCGCACTTGGTCGCCGATCTCGTGCAGCGCGGATTCAAGGGGCAGCAGCCGCATATCGGTGTTCGCGTGCGCGTCGTGACCCATGCTAGTCGTCACCCACCCAAACCGACAATCGGTGCAGATGCGGCCAACTGCAACCAGCCTACGGCATGATCGATACTTTCGCAGATCGTCACGGCATGGTGATGATGGAAGATATTCGACCGCGCACCGACCACGAGAATCTGTTTGTCGAGCGCCAAGGCATAACCGAGTTCGACGTGTCGGCCACCGGACCCACTGCGAGCGAATTCAGGTGGATTCAGCGCCACAAGCACATCAGCCGCCTTGATGTCATCAAGGTCTACTTGCGCCCACTCATGACTCTCGATCGCGCTGTCATCTTGCACGATCCAGCGCGACGAACACACGATGTGTCGATCGGCCAACAATAACCGAACGGCATTCGCCTGCTCGCGCAGTTCATACGGCGCTGCGATGTACACGGTCATGCTAGTCGTCGTCACCGACGATCCCCGGTCTGGTGGGGTCGCCAGGCTCCGGCCTATGGCGAAAACGGAGACCGAACTGGTCCGGCTCCATGCCAGTCGGCACCCGGACAAGTTTCACTTTGTTCGCCAACGCGTCTAAGACGAGATAGCGGGTACCGTCAGCGCTCGTCAGAACGGCGCCCAGCTCGAGCCGTGAGTCCGCGCTCAGAGGCATCACCTCACCGCCGTTTCATCCACTCCAACCGAACCAACGCCCAGACCACGGTCGCCATCGCGCCAACGCCAACACCGAGGCAAAACGCGACGAAGGGATGCAGGTCAATCATCGTCCCAGCCGCCCCACAGCCGGTCGGCCCACTGCACGCCAAAAGCCCAAACGCACACCAGAATCACGATGATCAACCCGATCAGTTTCATGCAGCCCTATTTTCTCGACGTTGACGCATCAGTAAAGCTCCACAGGCGCGGCATTGATGCGATGTTCCGATACCGGAGCGACGACTCGGAGCAAATGCAGTCATCGGCTTCACAAGATGACAGTGAGAACAAATGCGTTCGGTATTCGGATTCCCACCGGCTCGTATAATCCGCGCGCGAACGTGAAGCAGTTTGTGATACGCCTGATCTTGACAGATGACCAGTCGAGCGTTCGGATTCCACGGATCTTCATCCGGGTGATGAACGTGAACACCGCGCGGCAATGGGCGCCCGAGCGCACGCTCGGCACGCCGGCGATGGACATGGAATCTCGTCTCTCCAAATCCTCGTTCAACATACCCGCGGCGCCGATAGGTCGGAGACATCCGTTGGGAATGGCCTTTGAGAAATCGTTGCGGTTGGCCTCTGACATAACCAAATTTCGGATCAGTCCGATCAGCCAGTAACGTGGGGCGACCACAACCACACTCGCACAGCTTCGATTCGTTCTGTGGCCCAACCGGCGCAGCAGTTCGTGTGGTATGTCCTTCAATAAATCGATTCGGCTGCCCTTTGATGATGCCGCGTGCTCGGCGCGTTCGAGTCGCAATCGTTGTTTGACGCCCACAGCCGCATTCGCAGAGCTTCGGACTAACATGCTCGTCAGCCATCGTTGAACCTCACTTTCAACGGTCGGTTAGGGGCAACCGCGCTCTGCCAGGACGCGGTTGCGCCGTTATTCTAACGAATTCTCACAGCACCACGACCACCAGGATCACGCCGATCGCTTTCATCGGCCCTCACCCATCATGAGCACCGCACCCGACACAAAGCCCAGCACCGCGCCCACGATCAGCATGATTCCCATCCAGTGCCCGCAGGCCATTCACCGACCCTTCGCTAACTGCTGGTAGCGATTGCCTTCCGCCGATCCCTTTACTGGACTGATGTGCGCTCCACGGCGCATTTGACCGAGAGATCCATCGTCGCCTCCATCGTGACATCCCCATTCGGGGCATGGGTCCAGCGCACCTCGGTCAATCCGTTCGCGTGCCGCACATACGTCAACAGCGCGTGATACTCCGTGTGGAGCCGCTTGAACCGTCGATGGACCCGATACACGGTAAGGATCGAAAGTACCATCGCCCCGAGATTCGCACCCACCGCAAACCAGTACCAAAAACCCGGCATCTCAGCGCCCTCTCGCCATTTTCGCGTACCGATTGCCGCCCCCGGTACGCCTGGCTTGACTCAACGCGATGGCCACGATTTGCGCGTTCGGGCGCTTCGTCGCGGAATGGTGCAGCTCCCGAATGTTCGCGGCAATCACGCGCTGGCTGCTCCCGCGTTTGAGGGGCATTAGCGAATCACCGTCCCGATAAGTTCAGCTATACACAGCAAAAGTACTGCAATCCAGATCGGGCATTTGCCCGTGATGCCCGATACGAGCGTGAGCGCAAATGCCAGCAAGACGAGCAGCGAGATCACGGTGATATGCATCAGCCCTCCGGTGGCGGTTCGGGTGGCGGTTCGGTGGGCGGCGGCTCCGGATCCGGCGTCGGTGTCGGCGTTTCGGTCAGCATAATCCGGGCAGTGTAGCAGAACGGCCCGCTGAGCCTCTACGATGACTCAGGATCGGCGATTGGCGGCTCGAGCACCTTCGGCACGCGATGGCGGACGAGCCGTTCTGTGCGTTTTGTAAGGCGAATCCAACGGTGACAAATTGGGCACGCGCCGCTGAAGCCATAGGTCGAATGGCTGACTGCGGTCGGGGTTTGCCCGCTACCGGGGCATGGCTCCCACGGCACCCGTAGCCGACTCGACAGGCTCATCAGGCCCACGGGCTGGCAGCTACCGCGCCCCATCTGGCCTGCCGTTTATTCGGCACCCGCACCGGCATCGCAAACGTCAACGCCAACGCATCCGCCCGATCCGGACTCGCCACGCCACGCCGCAACATCTCCGCCTTACTCTCAATCACCAACTTGTTCCGCTTGTTCAGATGAAAGCCTGGCCCCGCGAGCTCCATCGCCAGCCGATGGTCCTGGTGGTCAATCGCGCCCTTCGGCAGCCATTCCTTGACCGATTTCCACATTGCGGCCCGCGCGTTCTCGGCCAGCGCATCCGCGCTTGGCCCGCCAAAGTTCACTTCATGGACGTTATGGAACCCCATTTGCTTCAAGCGCACGGCGATCGGCGCCCCGAAGGCCACATCGATGAACATCGCCGTCACTGGATGTTCGTTCAGCGCATTCGCCAGCACATCGACCACGAGCTGCCGTTCATTCGCCACCGTCTGCTCGCCGGTCAACGTGATCGGGCGCAGACTGCGCGCATCAAAGCCTTTGCGGAACATGCAAACGGTCCACGCTGCGCCGCCGCCGCTGACGTCCACGCCCGCGATTAGCGGTTCATCAACGACGGCATACGGCATATTCGTTTGCGCTTGCGCAATCCGTGCGGCATCGACATACTGCAATTCATCGGCTGACGGCGGCAACCCGCGCACGCGCACTTTGAAGAAGTCCGACTCGAGCCCATAGTCCTCTTCCCACTGGGCGATGAGGGTTTTGTTACTGAACTTCGATGTGCGCGAATCAATCACCCGCACGATGTAGCGATCGCGCGCGCTCCCGAACGCCGCACGATAGAACGCGCCCGTATTCCGCGTGGGATTCGCCAGAAGGAATTGCATCGGCTCGCCGTCCGTCAACCCGCCCTCTTGCACTTCGTGAATCTTGTCGGGTACCGCCGAATCTTCGTCGTTGACGTAGAACGAGGTCGAGTTCTTCGCGTGTTGGCCGGCAAACGCTTCGCTGTTTTCTTCGGCGCACGATTGCGGCGCGCAGAACCACTCCGCGCGGTAGCCCTTGCGAAACATGATCGCGCTGTTGATGTCGAACCAATGGGCATTGATGAGACGAGCCGTCCACTCGCGAATCGCTGACCACGTTTTGAGCTGAATCTGGTCGTTCGTGTTCGCGGTAATCGTGCCTTTACAGAACGGCCGTGTGGACATGATCCAATCGACAATCCAGGCGACGAGCGTCGAGCCGCCGACGCCGTGCCCTTTCGAGATGGCCATGCGCAGCGGCAACACCGGGTCGACGCCATTAAAGCGACGGGCAATGACCTGTCGTCTGATTTCTTCGAGGAGTTCACGTTGCCAGAGGTCGGGGCCTGGTTCGCCGTTGATCGGCCACGGATAAAACGCTTCGACAAACGCGAGCGGATTATTCAGGCACGCTGCCGCGAAGGTGTGCAGTTGCGCTTCGTCGTGGTCAGTGGTCTCGACGTTCGACAGCATCGACGGTGTTCAAGGCGGTCGGTTCATGTTGGTTGATGATGGCCCGCGCCGCTTGCAAGCGATCCACATAGACCTGCACGTTCGTCGTCTGCTCTTTGTCGCTGATGATCTTGAAGTGGCGCGCCAGCATCTGCACGTAGGGCGCTTTATCGAACCAGCGAATCTTGACGACCGTTTCCTGTTTGCCGTCGCCACCTTCGAGATTCTGTGTGACGACATCGTAGCCGGCGATCGCGTGTTGCACTTCGGTGGGCAAGTTCCGAATCTCTTCGAGCGTGAAGGTTGCGCGCTCGCCCATCTGCACACGCGCTAAGAGGTCGCCCGGCTTGAAAAAGGCGATGTCGCGAATGAGGCCTTCGACGTCGGCCTTCGTGACGAGATTGCGTGAACCTTTGCGCCGGCCGCCGCGGTTATAAGCGCCGCGCTCACCAGGCTTTGCCGCCACTAAATGTCGAGCGGCTTTGGGATTGCCGCCTCCTCGTTCTCGTCCCATCTTGCGGTTAAGTATGCACCTATGCGGTTACCTACGGCGCATGAAGGGTCTCGCGGACGGCGATGCCGAGGACGGAGAAGGCGTCCTCGAGGCTTCCGTTAACGGCTGAGCTGCCACACCTGGCCACACTGAAATCGATGGTCTCTGCTTACGATCTAAATTCATGAATCCTATGCTCAATAAGTACATATAGGTGTGTCCAGTGTGTCCGGTATGGCAACCATTAGAGCGGCAATGACTTACAGCGGCCACACCTGCGGCCACACCCAGCCCAGCATTGCGAGGTGTGTCCATTATTCCCCGCTCGGCAACCAAAACACCGCACGGTCGGTAAAATTGCGTATTCGTTGCTTTTCCCAGCCTAAGAGCCGCAGGATTTTCGCGACGCGCACCTCGGCCGCTTTGTCAATTTTGTCAGGCGAAAGTCGCAATGGTCCTGTTAGGATTTCCGAGAGTTTTAAGCCATCGCCAAAGCCAACGACCACGGACTTTCGCCTCCATTCCTCCAGCCACGGCACAATGAGGTCTGTCCACGGGTCCGAATCCTGGCGTTGAGCTTGGACGGTCGCCGTGCAGTCTGGGACTTCCCACCACGGCTCGCCGGCGGCATAGCGGTGTACGGCTTCGGCGAATAATTGCTCACGGCTCGCCGCGAGCGCGACCCGTTCCACGGGGCCGCAGCGAATCGGCCAGAACCGCCGCAAGCCGGTCTCGTCATGGCCCCAATCGTCTCGATTCGTCGTCCCGCAAAACACGCACTGGCGCGGATGGTCAGAGGATCGATGGTCATAGCTGCCGCGGAAATAATCGGTTGGCGTCGAAATGACGTGCTTGATGCGCTCGACCTGCGCGTGTGAGAACGCTGAGAGCTCTGAGATTTCAATAATCCATTTACCCTGCAAATCTTGAAAGAAATCCTTGCTCGTCACTTTTTCATGAGTGGCCGCGTACCACGGCCCGCCCAGAATCCGCAGTGCGGATGTTTTGAATGAGCCTTGCGCCGACTCAAACACGACCATTTCATCGAGCTGACAACCGGGCTTCATCACGCGCGCAATGAGCCCAATGAAGAAATTCCGACTCACCGCTTGAAGATATTCACGAGGTTGGTCTTGCGTCGGTTGAGCATCCCAATGGTCGATAAAAGCATCGGCGATTCGCGCTTCCCCGTCCCATGTCAACGTTGAGAGCCAATCCCGCACGCAATGCTTCGGATGCTGCCGGCCGCAATAATTGACGACCTCTCGGATTTGCCGTGAGCCAATCCCATTGAATCCATGACGGCGTTGCAGATACGCGGCGATCCGCGTGTCGTCGTCATCGAGCCACGTTCGCGCTGGCGTAGCGGTTTGAAGCCGGTCGAGAAATTCGTCATACCAGACGGTATCTTTCAATTCAGGATCGTGCTCAAAAGCAATGACCACGTTCGCCACATGGCTGTAAGGCACCTGCTTCATATTGCGCAGGAACGGAATCACCTTGACTGGCTTGGGCGTCATCGTGATCGGTGGCTTCATACACGCTCCTTCAGCACCATCTCGAGGTCCGTCACCGACCGGGCGACGCACGCGATCGCACCGTGCTGACGCACGACGTTGAGAAATTGTTGTTGTTCAGGTGAGACTCGCCCAGTCGGTGTTTTGACTTCCACAGCAACGAATACAGCCACAGTCTGTCCGACCATCGCCGGCGTAATCGTTAACGGGAGGTATCCAATCAAGTCAGAACTGCCGCGACAGAGACCACTCGCGACCATTCGTCCGTCGGGCAATGGATATTTGCCGACTTGATTGCGAAAGAGTCGCGCGCCGAGTTCTGACGCTCGAATCAAAAGCCGCCGAAGGAGCGCTGTTTCCGTTTCTTGAGTTGCCATTGATATTGATGCCACGCCCAACCTTTTTTGTATTGAAGCTGTTGCGCGAGGGCTTGCCAGTCAGTGAGCGAATGGCACGATCGCCCAAGTTGCGGCCATGATTTGCGCAATGCGCGTAGTGTGTCGAGGTCCGTTTCCGCAAGGCTGCCATTGAGTTGATCGATTTCACGTGGACGCTTCTGCAGCGCAGCACCGCATACACTGCACGTCGAGCGGCCCGCTCGATTCACCGCGAGACACTGTGTGCAGAGCTTGACGGCTGGCACGCTTTCTGTCGCTGCACGCTCACGACCGCTGAGTGTCCATGTGCGGGCGTCATCGGGCAGCCCGTGACGTTGCCAATTCGCCGCATGGTCGAAAATCGATACGTGCGTTTTGCCAGGTGCTGGTCGTAAGCCGCGGCCAATCTGTTGAAGATAAATGCCGAGCGAACGTGTTGGACGGAGTAGAAAAATCGCATCGACGGCCGGCACGTCGAGTCCTTCACCGAATAAATCTACGTTGCAGATGACGCGTACCTCACCAGTGCGAAATGCCTCCATAACGCTGTCGCGTTCGCCTTTCGCTGATTCGCCGTCGAGATGTCGAGCGCTGATGCCTGCTACTTGAAAGCGTTTAGCGAGACGTTCGGATGCGTCGATCGACCAAAGGAAAATGAGCGCTCGAGCCGTTGGGCAGTGCTGTTGATAGTGGTCGAGTGCGTCACCGATGACGGTGGACATATCCATCGCGGCGGCGAGTTGATGCTTGTTGTAGTCTCCAGCCGTTTTTTGCACATCATCGAGGTCAACACCCCGACCAGGCGCAAACAGGCGATACGGTGAGAGCCAACGCTGCTCGATCAGGTCAGCGACCGATGGCCCACAGATCAATTCATCGAAGAAGGGCCACAAGCCGCGGCCGTCGAGCCGTTGCGGTGTGGCGGTCAGACCGATTTGCGTTGCGTCTGGATACGTTTGCGCGATCCGGGTCCATGACGCTGAGGGCACATGGTGACACTCGTCCCAGACGAGTAAATCAGGCGGTTGAAGCTGCGTGAGTCGTTTCGCCAGCGTCGGAACCGAACACACCTGCACCGGAGCGGTCGGATTGCTCGGATAGCCGGCTGCGATGATGCCGGTATGGATGTCAGCCGCTTCGACGAAGGTTTGAACCGATTGGTCGACCAACTCACGACGATGGACGCAGAAGAATGCTCGCTTCCCTTTCGCGGCCGTGACCTTGAGCATGTGCGCAATGAGCACGGTTTTGCCGCTGCCCGTAGCCGATTGCAGACATAGGCGGCGCACACCATGCGCTCGTCGAGCGCGAGCCTGTTCGACTAGGGTCTGCTGGTACGGACGAAGTTCAAGACTCACAAGCGGACCTCGTATAGCGGCGGATTTCTTCGCGGAGTTGTTGAGTGGAGACTCGAGCGCGGTCGCGTTCACGCGTTAACGTCGCAACGGCGGCCACGGCCGCAAGTGCGAGTTCGCGGTACCGAGCGGTTTCTTCGCGCCAAAATGCGGCATCGTCGGCGAGCGCTTGAATCGTGAGGAATTCGGTTGAACGGAGTTGTGCTGTTGTGCTAGCTTTTTTCACACGCAGTGCGCCTAGCCTCAGCATCCGGTTGACGTTCACTCCGTCAGCCGGATTTCTTCAACCAGGCGAACGGCGCATCTTGCCACCGTTACCCAGTCGTTTCAACGGATTTATTCAGGAAAATCGCGAAGAATGGTGAAGGCCGACCACCATTCCTTGTGACGCTATCCGCGAACAGCGTATACCGCTGAGAAGATTGCTTGCCCTAAAACTCGGTGCCCGGTGACACGCCCTGACACGTCCAACACCGGAGCGCGTAGCGATCGCCGACACGCACCCACCGCACCAACTGATGCCGACACGTCATCCGTCGCCACAGATCCCACAACTTCTCAAGACGACTCATCGGAGCCTCGGACGTTCGACGCCATACAACTGAAACCACGCCGCGGAAAACATAGACCGTTCCATGCCGATTCCTTTATCGGCCGAGCTGATGAAACGGTATAGGCTGAACTGTGCACGACGCTGAGCCAATCTGGAGGACGGTTGTGAAACAATCCGGCTTCGCGCTCGGGGCGCTCATCCTCGGCGCGATCTGCCGCCGCGCGCACACGAGAGGCTGGGACGGCCGCGAGCGGCGCAAATCGACACGTCGCCGCACGGATCAACCCGACCTGCACGAGCCGCCGCACCCCGACGATGTGCCATGAATGGGCATAGCAACAGCGATCTGTGGCTGGCGGTTTCACTTCTGGAGCACTGTCAGTCCGACGTGCGCACCCTGCTGGCGCATCCCGAAGAGTACGACGCACCGATCGAGCGCATGGCGCCGATCATGGCGCTGATCACGGCACTGCGTGGACGGTTGTCACGCTGGATCGCCCCCACCGAAGACGAGCGCAGGCGGCATGAACGACGACAAAACGAGCGGCGCTCGCATCACCGCCGCTGGGAATGGGGCACCTGAATGAACGCACCTGACCGATCCGCCGAAGTCCGCGCACTCTGCTCGGCGCATCCTGAAGCCTTCGGCGATCCGCCCGAGACGAACGACGCTCGACGCCTCGCGCTGTTACGCACGTGGATCATCCCTGCGCTGAATCGACTGGACGACGGCCAATGGGGTTTACTGCTGAAACCCGAGCAGAACAATCGCCTGATCTGTGATTGCATCGTCTGGCGCGACACGCGCGAGCATTTCGATGTGCTCACCGGCACAGGCGCGACGTGGATTCCCCACGGGCTGATGCATCCCGCATGGGTCTGGACGGCCGTGATTCCGCCCTTAGCCGCGCCCGCAGAGCCGCAAGCGCCCGCGATAGGGTCTGTCCCCTTGCCGGTGCCCGAAGTCGTCCCTACGGCCGTCCCAGCGCCTCAGACGGCCATCGTCGTGCCCGAGCCGCCTGTGCCGCCCGTCGTCCCCACCGGACTCGCTGGCATCGCCAGCGCCATCGGCGCCTGGCTGGGCACGCAAGCGATCGCCCTGCTGATGTCGTGGTGGTCGAAGCGGCAAGCGGCCCCGAAGCCAAGCAACCCGATCAGCGGTGCGATCCCCCGGCCGCCAGCCCCGACGCGCTCGAACCTGCCGAAGTGAGTTTCTTCACCGAGCACGTCGCGACGGCGGGTTTCGTGCTCTTCGTCGTCCTGCTGTTCGCCATCGCGTGGATCATCGCGAAGTTGACTGAATAGATCACCACCGCAACCCGCGCTGCGCCGTGCGTTCCTTCGCTAAGTCGTGATACACCAAGTCGCAACCCACCCAACGGCGACCGAGCCGTTCCGCCACCGCGCCCACCGTACCGCTGCCGAGGAATGGATCGAGCACCAAGCCGCCGACCGGACAGCCAGCAAGGATGCACGGCTCAATCAAGGCTTCTGGCATCGTCGCGAAGTGGGCGCCTTCGTACGGCTCCGTCGCAATCGTCCAGACCGTTCGCTTGTTCCGCCCTACCGTAGTTTTCTCGCCGTTCTGCCAAGGCGCGCCCGAATCCAGTCGCGCGCTGATGTTCATGTCACCGAAATCGAGCCGTCCCGCGCCAACTTCCATGATCGCCGCCGCGTCGTAGTAGTACCGCTCCTGCTTCGCCAGCAGAAACACATACTCATGGCTTTTCGTCGGGCGATCCGTGACACTCTCCGGCATCGGATTCGGTTTGTGCCAGATGATGTCGCTGCGCAGATACCAACCATCGGCTTGCAGCGCGAAGGCGACACGCCACGGAATGCCGAGCAAGTCTTTTTGCTTGTATCCATCCGTTAACGGTCGATACGCCGTCTCAAACATGCGGGCCACTCGAGCCGCACCGCCATCTTTGGGGAATTATATACTTGACTCCCTTACCGATTTGAGCTATTCTTAGGTCATGGAAACAACAGCTCGCGAGCAACTGGTAGCCGGAATCGCCGC